GTATCCCGCCTGTAGTGTACCGATGAATGATGCTGCCTTAACTCTTGCGTCAAAATCTTCTTGTGATTCAATATCAGAAGCATTAACCTCACACAAGTTACAGAATTGGAAAGGTCTAAGTGCAATCTCACAACAAGGGTTTGTTCCCCAATCTTTATCGTTAGATAAGTAGATTCCTGGCTCTCCTGCTCCTGAAAGTTCAATACGTTTCCAAAGACCCATAAAGAATTCTTTTGTGATTTTGTGACGAAGAAGTACTGCTGAGTTATTTGCTCTACCTCTTTGTGGGTTTTGTTCCCACCAAGATCCAGATTTACAAGAAATCATTTCTTCATCGTCGGCAGAGAATAATGAAATAAGTGCAGCTCTTCTAATACCACCCGCTAGTACCGCATCAGCAACATGACATACAATATCATGAGTTTCAATAGGTGTTAATTTTTCACCATCTTTTTTCCCATCCAACACTTTTGTAATGTTATGGATACAATCTTTTAATGGTTGGGGACCCGGCGCCTTTCCTCCTGATGTTACAAGATTTGCCCCCTTGTGTCTAATATCTGAAAAATCAAAAATAGGTGTTGATGATTTGTACCCTAAATAAGACTCCATAAGTACTTTGATCGCATCTGCCCACCCTTCAATAGAATCTCCAATTAGATAACGTCTTGTTCTTTCAGCATTTGGTTTTTTAATGTCTGGCAATTTTTCAACGTGATGTTTTTGAACTGAATAACCAACACCCGTACCACCTAATAAAAGAAACATTGTTTCAGAAAATGCATCTACGTGATCAATTGGCATATACGCACAATTGTAAATTCTGTTTGGCGAGATTTCAATTGGTTTACCCCCAAACTGTAATGATCTCATAGAAGGTAAAACTTTCTTGTCATACACCATCTTATATACCTCTTCGATATCATCTTTGATGTGTGGGTATTTTTTCTGATGCATCTCTTTGTTACGAGTTACCAACTCTTCCCAAGTTTCTCTTCTGTTCAATTCAGGTTGAAACTTAGCGTATTTCATAAAGACAGTGATGTCACTTAATATTTTTTGCGAAATATCCATTTTGTATTAATTTATTAAATTTATTTGTTAAACTTGATTTTCTCTTTGTCTTCTTTGTTCAAGAAGTTCTTTGATTCTATTACGATTTTTTTCTTCTTTTTGCTCTTCATGCCCTAAAAATGTAACACTTTGTTCCGTGTCAATTTCTAACATTCCGTTGTCAAATTTACAATTTTCAAAGATGATACCATCTTTTCCAATTCTTGATTTTGTAATCGCAATTGTTGCCAAATTCATTTCTTTTTGTTGTAATGATTTAGCAACCGTAATGATAACGTGTCCTACTTGTGCCTTTTTAATGGATCCACCCATTTGATCGGTTGTTACAACTTCAGAAGATATAGAGTTTCTGTTACCTTGTGTTGCTGTCCATCCGGCAATATTTAATTCGTGACATAGAGCTTCAAATGATCTCATAACAGATCCCTCACTCTTCCATTCATCTCCAAGCATTTTGTCAGGAACGACACAATCAATATAATCCAAAATAATCATATCAATTCTTGTCCCATCCGCAATCATTTTTCTTACCTGATTTTTTATTTGATTCATTGTTACGGTATCAGACGGTAATTTTTTCAAAATTAATTTGTTTTTTCTTTGTTTTTGAATTTGTTTAACCGTTTCCATTACCTCATCTTTATGGTCTGATAAATCGTCAGGCGCAATTCCTGTCCATAAAGTAAAATGTTTTCTTTGAATAATTTTTGGGTTGTCTTCAAAGAAAATCTGTAAAACATTGTAACCTAAATTAAATGCGTGGTTTGCAATCTTTGTCGTAAACGTACTTTTTCCAACCCCTGTTGGTGCCAATATTACTCCTATCTCCCCTTTTGCCAAACCACCTTTTAATAAGTTATCAATTCCTGCAACACCAATTGGAATTGGGTGTCTATAATCTTCATTTAATACTTCGTCTAAATCGTAAAACACATCGTTAGTCCCTTTATCCACTTCCCCAACTTGAAGTGCACCTCTAACCATTTCTTCCAATCTGTCATAACTTTCAAAATCACCTTTGTCAATGATTTTTTGAGCCTTACCCATTACTTTTTGAAGTTCTTGTTGTTTACAAAATTTTAATGATTTTTCTTGAACAAACTCATACCCATCATCAGGAGTTGATTTAATTTGTTCTACCATATCTAAGACACTTTTTTGTGCCATAGGTGATGTAATCTCAGATTTTGCGAGTTGTTCTAAAGTATCAAAAGTAGGTGTGTGTTCGTACTTTGTATAATACTCTTTAATCATTTGACAAATCAGACGAAAGTATTGGTTATCAAAATAGTGAGGGTCAATTACATCAATAATTGTGTTTGAGAAATCTTTGTAAAGTATAATATTGTTAAGTAATTGGATCTGAAATGTGTTCCCTAAATAACCGAAATTTTTCTTGTCTGACATATAGTTTTAAGTTTGTTTCCTGTTTTTAATAAATATCTTTAAGCTAGTGTATATTTGAGATATTTTGTGTTAATTTTTTTCTCTGACAAAATGTCAGTAAGGGATTTAAGTACCGTTTTTAGGATTGGGCGGGTATCCAGAGTGTATCTTATCTTTGGCGGGTATAACTTGGCATCAATCACTCTATGATAAATTGTCTCATTTTCGGCCTTTAAATAAATGTTAAATAGTTCTGGACCATCAGTATTTGAGGTTTCAAGAACCGTAGGGTCTGACTCAATTACATATTGATTATCCAGCATGTAATCTACCGTTTTGTTTCTTAATATCCTTTTTACGTCATTTGATATCTCACACATCAAATCATAAAGATCAACACTATTTTTAACGTTTGGGTTATACCCTTTAACATTGAAAAATCTTTGTACCACAAAATTATCATTTAATGTGATCAAAAATTCAACCTTTGTTACGTCATTTTGTTCTTTCATACTTTTTTGTTTTTAAATTTTGATTTTTCTTTTCTTGTTAACTTTAAAAATGGTCTTAAAAAATAAACCCACTGATCATCACTTTTAGGTAGATATTTAAAAAGTCCATCCTCCATCATCATTTTAATCAGATTCTTATACCCTCTTCCGTCAGGATCCAATGACTCAGAGTAATATAGTTCAACCAATTCTTTTCCCTCGTCACTAATTAGTGGTTCGGACAAATCTACGATTTTTTTGTTAATGACAAAGAATTCTTCTCCAAATATCCCTTCTTTAGTTTTACCAGTAAGAAGATTTTTCAAGGCTACATTATCTTTTTGTTCTTTTAATAGTTCTTCACCCTTTTTTAAAATATCGTCAAAAGATATTTCTTTTTCAAGTATCTCAGGAAATAATTTAACTATTGTTTTCTCACCCAAATAATATATACCATCAATATTATCCGACATATCACCGGCTATTATTTTATAGGTCTTTACATTATAATGGGGAATTTCAATTTCTTTTAATTTGATCTTATCTCCGTTCTTATAGTACTTTTTTGTGTTTGGCGAATAGATGGTCACATCTTCAGAAATAAGTTGTGTAAGGTCTCTATCACCACTAAAAATTGTTTTGTGTTCGTTTTTTGAAATTTTGCAATAATATGCGATTAGGTCGTCAGCTTCTGAATTTTCAAACTCAACTTGTCTAACAAACATTTCTTCCAAATATTGTTTAACCCGTTGTTTTTGTTTACCAAATGATTCTTCTTTAAAATCTTCAGTTACCCCTTTTCTGTTAAGTTTGTATTTTGGGTACAGGACTCTTCTTTGTGCGGTTGATAATTCTCCATCCCAAAAGACCACAACCTTATTATAATTGGTTTCTTCTAAAAACTTGCGGATGGTATTTAAAAAGTGCCAAATACCACCCACATGCTCCGTTCCATTAAAATAATCTTTAACTCCGTGAAATCCAATTTTTAATAAATTGTTCCCATCGACTAATAAAGTTTTAGTCATTAATTTTTTCTTATAAGGTTTCTACTCAACTTCTTCTTTTTCCGCTTTCAAATCAAAGTCACCGTCAACTCCAATAATTTCTTTCCAATATTCGGCATAATCTTTTTTGTATTGTTCAATTGATACCTTTTCTTCAGCAGCTTCTTTACCCGGCAAAAACCCGTGTGGTGTTACAATGATCTTACCATCTTCAAACCCAAGTCCGTTAATGTGATTTTTCATTACAGACACTTTTGTTCTTGATGCAAACTTAACTGTTCGTTTGTCTTTTGTTGCGGTAATCTTAGTTGTGCCAGCACCTTTTTGATTTCCAAATAAAAATACCAATGATGAGTTTAACCAAATTGCTTCACCACCTTTTGCCTTAATCTTTGGTTGTCCAAAAGGATTGTCAGGTAATTCCACCCAAGGCTGATTAACAATGATCAGGGTGTTTTCAAATTTAGAATCAGATTTACGTGATCCCGATATTCTTTGGTTGATTCCCATACCAATTTTGTCCGCTAAAACACTAGCATTGTGTTGTTTTCCACCTTTACCTTCATAAGTCATTTTACAAGGTACGGATCCAACAGAATCCCACATAATACATAATGAATAATCTAAATCACCTTTTTCTTGAGCATCTAATAATTCATTAATGTAATCTGTAATTTGTTCAATGTAATCAAAGTTATTATTAAAGATGTAAAAGCCATCCCACTCTAATTCACCAGTTTCTGTATCAACAACTTCTTCACATTCAAAACCCATAAGTTTGGCATGTTCAAAACTCCATTTTTGTTCTGTAATAATAAACACAGGTAGAATACCTTTCTTTTGCGCGTCAACTGCCGTTTTTACAAGTGCCGTTGTCTTACCCGTATCTGAATGTCCAAGAAACATATTTATATGTCCCATCGCAGGGCCCGGAAGACCAACCGCATCCAAAAATGGTTCACCAAGATCAAAAAATCTTTGTGGTTTATATTTTGCCGATGTGGAGAATTTCTTTTTTAATGAACCGAAGTCACTCTTCTTAATTGCCATTTTCTTCTCTGTTTTGTTCGTTAATTATTTTCAACATATCTTCGGTAACCAAAAACTCACTATCCTTTTTAAGGTTATACCTATATACTGTTTCAAGCATATCAAGTTTATCTTTAGCTGTTGTCATTTTTTCAACCATTTTATCCATTTCTTCCAAATGTTGTGGGTGTTCTCCAATACCCACAGGGTTGTTAAAATAAACAAGAAGTGTTGCTTCGGCTTCCGCCATTTCTGATCTATATTTTAAGATCAATGCTTCATACATTTTTTCTGATATTTTATTCATATTGTTTTTTTAAAAAATTAAATAAAAAATGGGCATTAATCAACTCAATGCCCAAATGTTTTTTTTAGAAAGGAAGTTCCTCGTCTGCCTCGTCGTTAGCCTGTGGGTCAACAATTACCAATTCTTCAGTTTTAGATCCACCTAAAGAAATTTCAGCGTTTTCACCATAAACATACTTTTTAAGTTCAGAGTTCCAAATTGGTGTTTGTCCACTTGCAATTGCCTCTAAATATTCTACAGGTTTTTTAGCGTAAACATCATTCCAAGTTGTTTCATCGCCCACCCACTCTTTCATTTGACCATTGTCAGTGTGTAGTGGTGCGGGATCGTCATACATAATAGTTTGAACAACTGTGTACTCTTTACCTTGTGGTGTTTTTGCCTTTGATAATTCAATGATAAGGTCTCTACCATTTTCAGCGTCTGTTACATTTCCTTTAGCTTTCCAAATAGGTAGGATCTTATCCAAGATACCTTCTTGCTTATAGTTGTGTTTAAAACGCCAAAACTTAGGTCCGTCTTGTTCGTTGTCACGGTCAACTAATTTTACAATATAAAACAATCTTGATCTGTATTCAGACGCCAACTTTTTATCACTGTCTTTACCTGTTGACATAAGTTCTTCATAAACTTCATTAAGTGGTGATCTTTCTCCGTCGTTTTTTCCCGGATCATAAAGTTTTTGCCATTTACCATCAACCAAAACTTCGTGATACCATACTTCAACAAATGGTGATGATCCGTCTTTAGTAGGTAGGATCCTAACTCTTTTTTGTCCTGATTTTTCGTTTTTACCTAAAAGGGTTGTGAAATACCTTTTTAATCTGTCTTGTTCAGACATTCTTGGTGTTGAGTTTCCCGTAGGATTTGAATTCTTTTCGTACTGCGCAAGTACTGAATCTAATACTGAATTTGCCATAAATTAATTTTTAATTATTACTCTTTTATCTTTATACAATTATAAGTGATTTTCTTAAATTGTCAAATTGATAAAACAAAAAAAGGGGTTAAAAAACCCCTTAATTTATTATTTAAAAAATAATTATAACTCTTCTTCGTCGTCGTAAACATTAAATGTTTTTTTGATTTCTGATGGTGAAAAATTCTCAACTTCATCTGATGTTAAAACATATTCATTTTTTCCTGTTTCTTCCATTTCACTTTTTTTCTCATCAAAAAAATCACTTAATTTTTGTTTGAATGGACCAGAATCTAAACTTCTAAGTTCCAATTTTTCTTCAGGAGTTTTTGGTCTCATTTTTTCAATCTTAGATTCTAAACCCTCTATTTTTTGAAGTATACCGTCCATTGCTTCCAATTTACCTTGTAAATCGTCTAATTTAGAAAAGATATTATCCATAAACTCGTCTTGTTTATCTCTAATTTCTTGTTGTGTGGTTACCAAATCAGTAATATCTAATTCCTCAGTATCACCTTCACCCTCATCTTCTTTTTTATCGTCAACAACGTCAACATCAGGATCGTTTTCAACATCAACAGGTTCAGGAACCTCAGTTGCCGCAGCATCTGCCGGTGGTGCCCCTGCAGCAGCATCTGCCGGTGGTGGAGGAATATCACCTGCAGCATCTGCCGGTGGTGGAGGCAAATCAGTAGGTAACCCTCCCGCCGCGTCAGGTGGAGGTGGCGCATCTTCTGCCTGTTCTTTAAGAACATAAGTGTTAATTTGATTAAACCTTTTTAATTCTTCTAATATTTTTTTATCTATAGACATATCTTTATTTTTATCCGTTTAATAATGTTTTAACTCCCGTAGGTGTTTCAACTCTTAATGTTCTATTAACATTTTTGGTGTTATCAACTCTTTCAATAAGACCATCCTTCATTCTTACTGTGTAGCAATCACCTGTATCAAGATCGCACACTTCTTTATACCCATTTTCAATTTGTTTTTCTGAAATACGTGTATCTTTTTTCAAATAATTATCTAATAAATTTTTCATATCCATAATTTCTTTTATATATAAATATATCGTTCATTCAATAATTAAAAAAAATAACTATATGCTTCTTTAAAAATGTCAACATAATTTTTAAATGCCGTCCCAGCTAATAAACCACTATCTAATTTACTTTGTAACCCATCGTACACTTTATTAGCATCAGGGTTTACCATAACATTTTCAAATGTTTCTATGTATAATCTAGCAAGAGCCTCTGAATATTTATCTTTATTATCGCTAAATGATGTCTTGTTTGCAATTTCAGGAACTATAGCCATTAAACCACCTAATAAAGAAATTGCCATATTAATAGACTGATCGTCATTATCAAAGGCAATGATTGGTGTTGAATAGTTGTTAACTTTAGCACAACTTTGTTTTGCAATATAGGTTTCAGCAATATTTCCTCCATAAAGACTTGATGTTTGGAATGAGAATAAGTTATGATTAAATGAGAATATAACCTCTCCATCAACTCTATTTGAAATACATACATTAGCAATGCCAAATAAATAAGTTTTTAAAAGTTTATTACTGAGGTTATCAATATTAATCAAAGAATTTAACCTATCTTTTAATACACTATCGGTTGTTCTAGTAGTTTCAGAATCAACAAAAGGTATTAATTGATATTCGCTAGCAACATTACTTTTACAAGCGGCCAATGTATCCATTAATGGTGTATTATTAACCGTCAAATTAGGATTTTTTGTGTAACCAGTACTTAATTCCCATTTTGATATACCTTCTTTAATCACATCACTTTTAACTCTTTCTAATAAATTTTTATTTATTGATGCAACAAAACTATCGGGTTTTGGTAAAGTATAAATTGGTACTCTAACCCCTTTAAATTCTGTTTTAAATGACTGTGCGTCTATATTATGTTTAACCTCATTAATAAAATATGCTCCTCTAAAAAGAGGTACGTGTCTTAGATTAAAATACATTGTTGGTTGTATCATCGCATTACCCATACTTGTTACTCCGCAGCTGTATGACCTTGTTCTATAGATACTATATAAAGATGTAGATTGTTGAGCCACTTTATTTGCGGATGCGGAATTTGCAAGTTCGGCTTCTAATTTAATTGACTCGGCGGTATTTTGTTTTTCCGCCATATCTAATGATAAATCACTAAACATATTTTGATTTTTAATACCAAAATCAACATTAAATGCACAAACTAAATTTTCTTTTTCCTTATCTATATTTTCAGTTGTTTTCCTTATGGTATTTGTTGTTTTTCTCAAATCCAAAACATCGTCACCAAATTTATTAAATTCTGAGTCATTGGCTAAATGTTCCGATGTATTTCCAATATACATACAAAGAAATTTAGGTTTTGAATTAATGTAATCAACATTTAAGTATGTACCAAACATTGAGTTTGGTATCTCATAAGGTATGTCTTGATCTTCTCTTACCGCCTTTTGTAAATTATAAAAATTAATGTACGCAGGCATTGCAAAAAATAAAAAATGATTTTTATCCAAGATTGAACTAACCACGTTCATCATTGACATATTATCGCTATTTTCTAATACACTACTTAATTGTGTTACGTCAATTGTATAACTATTTCCAATATCACTATTCGCCCTATCGTAAAATAAAAAGTCTTCAAATATTGTTTTATCTTGAAGCTCGCTACCTGCAATCCATTTATCATTTAATGTTTTAAGTGTTGAGTACGTTTCTAATTTTATAACATTACCATTAACAGGCGATTGTATTGCTGTTTGATTTGATGTTATTTCCTTTAAGTTTCCTCTTAAAAACATAAACGTTTCATCAATTAGGTTTTGTTGATAAACTTCTTTTTCGTCTAAAAAACCAATAATTAAATTTATAAATTTAGTTTTATCTAATGTCGGATCTTTTATTTTATTTGTAACATACAATTTTATTAATTGTGAAAATCTTTTAATATTATCCACTGCAAATTCAATGTCCATTTCTTTAAAGAAGTCGGTAATGATTGAGGACGTACCATTATAACTTAATTCACTTATTGTTGAAAATCCTACATATAATTGCAATGTTTTCCATTCTTCAGGATAACTCGCTTTTGATTGTGTTACCGTGACTTGTGGAGGTAAGTTTCCTGAATATGGACTATACTTATATTTAACTTGATCGTTTGTTGGAAGATATTTTGGTGAATTTGTAAATTCACTAAAAATTTGTCTATCAAAATTTCCAGGATTTCCGATTCTAAGTATAACGTCAAAATCTAAAAATTCTTTAACTCTTTCCGTAAAATTTTCCATTTGTGAAAAATATTCAGGTTTTACAAACAAATTTTTCATTTGTGAATATAAACTTTTTTCATCACCATTTTTTAGTTTTGGTGGTGTTTCTAATGTCCCTGAAAAAATCTCATCTTCTAAAAAAAATGTTTTTTCAGTCGCATATGGATCAATAAATAATAAAAATCTTTTTTCAAAAAGATCTAAAGTTTCTTTATTAAAAATACCAAATATCTCCTCAATTGTACTATATTCTTCATTGTTATTTAATAAATCAAAAGAACTTTGTTCTGTTTTTGATGTTTTAATTTTTTTAATATACTCCCAAGGCTGTGGTTTTTTTATTTTACTATTATCATAATACCCATAATGAGGTGAGTCCCATAAACTTTTTACTGTTCCATTATAAAAAGCCGGATTATCTTTTAATGGTATTTTTTCAACACCATTTTCATCAAAACACTCAAAAATTGATTGATTTATAAAAATATCATCATGAAACGACGGAAAATAAAGGTAAGAATCCTCATTATAAAATGGTAAATTTGTATCATTTTTTATTTTATATAAAACACTAAAATTTTTAACTATTGTTTGCTCATATGCATTATTTATAGTTGGTGCTATTGCTTTAGTAAATAAAGGTCTAAAAATTCTGTCATTTCCAGGTCCAAATAAATCTTGTCCAGTATATGTAGAATACAAATCTTTTTTAGAAAAAAAGTAATATACATCATTACAAACTTTTGGATAAAACCCAACATCATATGTTTTAACAACGCTTGGTATTCCAAGTGGAATCCCTTGCGTTTCTTGTTGTAAAGTAAAATTAAATGTGCCTCCATCAGGGTTAGTATAGGTATATGTTTTTGATTTAGAATTACCTATCGGATCCCAAGCAGCCGCCGCGTCAAAATCCTTCCACACATAATTATCATCTAATATGTCATTACCTGTTTCAACCCATTTTTTATAACGATGCCAAATCGCACCATATTTTAAAACCCAAGCATATGGTACTTGGTGGATTGCTGATAATTTATTAAATGACGCAGCTAAATAATCCAAATCACTTTGTGTTCCTCCATCAACTGTTTTTAATTTTTCTCTTGTGGTAATTAAAGGAAGTGAATTTAAATACCTC